TTAAATAATATTATTTGACTAAAATAAACGAAACAATTATTTAATCTGTTAAATCTTTTACTTGTTGTCTAGTAGCATTATTGAATAGAGCATATCCCATCATTTTAGGATTGGGATTAGGATTAAAAGGACAAAATTTTTCTTCTGTAAATAAATTTGGAAAAGGTTGTGCTGGTTTATTTTTATTTTGCCAATGTATTTTATATAAATCACTATTACTTGAGGGAACATAGAAAGCCTGACTACATGATTGCAATGCAAAAATTTGATTTCTTAATTCAGATTCATGATTTATATTTGATGCATAACCAGACCATGGACCAAAATCATTACCAGGATTAAAAGTTGTTTCCGGATTATAGGTTGCACGTTGCACAAGTTGTGTTTTATTTTCTTTTCTAGGATCTACAATAGGTAATATAGAATATTTTGTTAGTACAGGTCTGGAATCTAAATAAGGTTGTAAAGTTTGAGAAGGAATATTGCGACTATATGTTCTTTCATTCATTATTTGTTGTCTTTTTGAAGAAGATTGATCAGTATAACTATTAATATCCATTTATATTTGATATATATAAATATAATATAAATATAATATAAATATTATATTAATATATATTGAAAAAGTTTAAACATAAGTTTATTATTATTATAATTATAATGTGTGGAATATTTGCTCTTTTGAATAATACTTCCTTTTCTAATGATATTATTAATAATGAGTTTATAAAAGGTAAAGAAAGAGGTCCAGAATCTTCTAAATTAAATTTTTTATATAAAAATATTGTTTTTGGATTTCATAGACTAGCTATAAATGGTTTAAATGAAATTTCAAATCAACCATTAGTTATTGATGATGTTATTTTAATATGTAATGGTGAAATTTATAATTATAAACAATTATATCATGATATGAATATAGAACCTAAAACTGGTTCTGATTGTGAAGTAATTATTCATCTATATATTAAATATGGTATTGAACAAACATTAACAATGCTAGATGGTGTATTTTCATTTGTATTATATGATAATCGTATTATCAAAAAAGAAAAAAACAATATCTATGTAGCCCGTGATCCATTTGGAGTAAGACCTTTATATTATTTAAAAAATAAGCTTAACTATTCTGGTCAAAATTTATTTGGATTTGCATCTGAATTAAAATGTCTAGAATTTTTTTATAATAGTGATATTAATAATCTAGAAATAGAACAATTTGAACCAGGAACTTACACTGTATTTACAAATACATATATTGGTGCTAAACTTGAAAAAGAAAATGTAAGATATTTTATACCAGTTTTATCAAATAATTTGTTAGTTGATGAAGAGATAATATTTAAAAATATTTCTTCTTATTTGAATTCTGTAGTTACTAAAAGATGTATTACTACTGAAAGACCTATTGCTTGTTTATTATCAGGTGGTTTAGATAGCAGTTTAATTGCAGCATTAGTAAATGATTATTATAATAGGAATAATATGCCTAATAAATTAGAAACCTATAGTATTGGTCTTGAAGGATCAGAAGATTTAAAATATGCTAAAATTGTTGCTGATTATTTGGGAACAAATCATACTGAAATTATAGTTACTGAACAGATCATGTTTGAAGCAATTCCTGATGTAATTTATGCTATTGAAAGTTATGATACAACTTCAGTTAGAGCTAGTATAGGTAATTTTCTTCTTGGTAAATATATTTCTTCACATTCTGAAGCAAAAGTTATTTTCAATGGTGATGGTTCTGATGAATTATTTGGCGGATATCTTTATATGAACAAATGTCCTGATGATATTGAGTTTGACAAAGAAACAAGAAGATTATTAAAAGATATTCATATGTTTGATGTTTTGCGTTCAGATAAATGTATTTCTTCATGGGGTTTAGAACCAAGAACACCATTTTTGGATAGGAGCTTTGTTAATTATATTTTATCTATACCTCCTTATTACAGAAATCACAAAAATAAAAATAATTGCGAAAAATTTATATTGAGAAATAGTTTCTTTCAAAAATATTTTGTAGATTCAAATGGAAGACAAATATTACCAGATGAGATCCTATTTAGAAAAAAAGAAGCATTTAGTGATGGTGTTAGTACTCATGGAAGATCATTGTATCAGATTCTTCAAGAAAAAATTACTGAAAAAATGAGTAATGAGAATAATTTTCAAGAAATTGAAAATATTACAAATATTGAAAAAGAAAAGTTCTATTATAAACAGTTGTTTTTAAATAATTTTCCAAATTGTCAAATGTTGTTGCCTTATTATTGGATGCCAAAATATATAGAGTCAAATGATCCAAGTGCTAGAACATTATCAATTTATAAATAATTTGGAATAGATATTTTGTTTTTTGTTTATTAAATATATATGGTATTTAATAAAGATTTACATAGTATCCAATCAAGAGCATTTCAAATAATAATATATATAACTTGGGTTTTGTATATTGTTATTGCATTAGGAATATCTGCAAATGCTCCAGAATATTTGGATGATCTACAATTTTATGTGAAGCTTTATGTTAGTTCATTCTTAATTTGGAGATTTAATCCATTTAGAAGGGTAAAATTTACAGGTTTAGATGCAAGAATAGCATTTAGTGCAGGTATATTCTTATTAGCAACAACTATAATAAATAGTGCGTTAAAAAGATATTTAGAAGATATTAAGCAATATTTAGAGTTTTTCAAATTCTAATATTTTATTATCTGTTTTCATTATTTGTTTTTAATTGTTTTATTTAATATTGATCTTTTTGAAGCTGTTTTTAAATTTTTTGCTTTTACATTGTTCCTATTAAAAAATATATGTAAATGTTGCATAATTTTTTTTGATAACACCTTGTCTACATCAAGTGATTCTTTTGTTTTTGTTACATGATTATAATTATATCTAGACAAATATTTTAAAATATAGATTTTGAATGATTCTGGTTCTAATTTCATTATATTACTATCTATTAATCTTTGTATCATAGTATTAAAAGGTAAATCATAAATATATGGTTTAATATTTATATAATAAATATTTTTACTAGTCATTCCAGGATAAAAAACATCATCTAAAAAACATATTTCAGTTGTTTCAGATACTTTTGTACATCTTATAAAATCCTTTTCTGTTTTCATATGTGTGGTTCTACATAATTCTACCTGTTTTCCATTTACTTTAAAAGCTGCTATAAGTTGATCAAATAATTTAAAATTTATTTTTGTTTCAAAATAATTCATTAAATAATGTGCCCATTCATATGGGCCTTGATTATTTGTATAAATCATTAATTTATCACATTTATTTGCTTGTTTTTTATTTTTTAGATAATTTAAAATGTTTATTATATTTGGACGTAAAAATTCTGGATATAAATTTGTTACTTTATTAAAAAAATTTTGATCTATTTTAATATCAAGGTTTTCTTTATTAATATAGCTTTTTAATGCATCCCAAAACATTCCTAGTTCCATAAAATATCCAAGTGTTTCATCTAAATCAAACACAACTATTTTAGAAGTGCATGTCATATATTTATTTGTTATATAAATAAAACAAAAATAAAATATTCATATTAATTATATGTCTAGTGAACTAACACAAAAAGACTATGTTAGTATTTTAAAGTATTATAAAATAGATATTCCAAAATCAAAAAGACTTTTACAAAAACAAGCAGAAAAAATTTTAGCTGAAAAATTATGCAAATGTATCAAAAAAATAGATGTAATAACAAATAATGAGCCTAAATCTATTGGAATTTGTACAAAAACTATTTTTAATAGAAAAGGGTATACTCGCGGTAAATTTAGTTGTAGAAAGAATCGTTCAGTTAAAATAAAAAAAACTAACAAGTCAATGTCTAGAAAATCTAGAAAATAATATTTATTTAATATATACACAATGAAAAAATCAAAAAAATCAAAAAATGTTAGTAAACATAGACATAATAAAATAAAAATTGAAGGTGTAAAAACTCCTACACCTGATATAGAAATGGGAAAAGATATTATAATTGAACCTATAAGAAAAATGCCATTAGATGAAATAGCATTACAAGAAAGAATATTGAGAGAATCTTTAAAACCTATTACTAAAGAACAAGCAGAGATGTTTTTTGAAAGAGGACCATTAGAGCAACAAGAAAGAAAACAAATGCGAAAAGAAGATATTGAATCAGCTGTACAGGAATATAGTGTAGGGATGGATCCGTTTGGTCAAGAAAAGGGTGGTAGAAAGAGTAAGAAAAACAAGAGAAAAACTATTAAAAGAAGAAGTATTAAAAGAAGGAGTATTAAAAGAAGGAGTATTAAAAGAAGGAGTATTAAAAGAAGGAGTATTAAAAGAAGGAGTATTAAAAGTAATTAATAAGTTGAAGAATTAAAATCTCACCAGTTAAGCTTAATTAAATAAAATTAATAAATTCTTATTTTATATAATGAAATAAGAATAAACAGAATATTACACGATGCACTTCTTTTTTATATCATTTTTCTTTTGATCGGTGTAATAATAAAATGTTGTTATTATATATTTTTATAATATTCAGGAAATTCTTTATGCAAATCTCTACAACCAGATGTTGCGCCCTTTGCAATTAGGGTTTCTTTTCTTTTTTTTGTAAAAGATTTTAACCATTTATTTTTACTTCCAGGACATTTTTTTTGACAATATATATCATTACATCCCTTTAAATACATATCTTTTATCAATTTTGTTGGAGGATGATATTTCATTTTATTTCTTTTAGTATATTGTAATTCAACTCTTTCTCTTTCAGGAAGATAAACTTTTTTACAAAACATTTTACATGTTTTATTTTTTGTTTTTCTTAAACTTTTTGTTGTTTTTTTGCGAAACAATCTATTAAACCCTTCTGGATATTTGATATATTTCATTTTTATATTATCCTAAATATTTTATTTTTACGAAATTTATTAGTTAAAATACTTAGATCATTTAACATTTCAACCACCGATTTTAATGGCTCTTGAAATTTCCTTTCATTTTATGAAGTTAATAAAACAGGTTTGTTTGTAAATATTCAAGGGTATAAAATAAAATAAAATAATATTATAATGACTACTAAATATTATGATATTATTATTATTGGTGCAGGTATATCTGGCTTATATAGTGCCTATAATATAAAAAAAATAGATCCTACAAAAACATTTTTAATTCTTGAAAGTAACAGGAAAAATAGTATAGGAGGTAGAGTAGGTAATTATTCATTTTATGGAACAGATGTTGTCATAGGTGCGGGAGTTGGTCGTAAAGATAAAGATGAGTTATTAATAGATTTGTTAGATGAGTTAAAAATACATTATCAACCTTTTGAAGTTAATATGAATTATTCTGTTTTAATAAATAATCCAATTAATGTTAAGAAAATATTATTTGAGTTACGTTCTGCATATAAAAACATGTCATTTGATTCTTCTTTAACATTTAAACAATTTGCGGAAAAATATTTAGGAGAAACACAATATAAACAATTTGTAATTTCTTCTGGATTTTCTGATTATGAAGATGAAGATGTATTTGAAGTATTATATCATTATCAAATGGACGATAATGCACCTGGTTGGACAGGATTGAGTATTCCATGGTCTAAATTGATTAATAAACTTTGTGATAAAATTGGAATGCAAAATATCAAAACAACTAACAAAGTAGAAAAAGTAATTAAATTACAAGATAAACCTTGTTTATACGAAATATCTACAGAAAAGGGTCAAATATATTATTCGCATAAAGTTATAATAGCTACTAGAATAAGTACAACACAAAAATTGGTTCCTAATGGAATAAAAGAAGATAGTATATATCAACAAATTCATGGTCAACCATTTTTATATGTTTATGCAAAATTTACTAAATCTTCTTCAGAAATAATGAAAAAATATGTTCCATATTATACTATTGTTCCAGGACCTTTACAAAAAATGATCCCAATGGATGCAAATAAAGGTGTTTATATGATAGCATATGTTGATAATAAAAACGCAATTTATTTAAAACCGCATCTTGAAAATACTGAAAAAAATAGATATTTTTTTGAAAGACAACTAGAGGCAGCTCTAGGTATTGAAAATGGTACTTTAGAAATTATTTCTATTAAAGATTTTTATTGGCCAATAGGTACACATTATTATGAACCTTTGGATAAAAAAAAATTTAAATCTAGAACAGAATTTATTAAGAAAGCACAACATCCTGAAAACTGTATGTTAGTTGTTGGTGAAGCTGTTAGTAGAAGACAAGGTTGGACAGAGGGAGCACTAGAAAGTGTTCACTCTGTTCTAAATAAAGAATGGATTAGTAGTTAAATTTAATATCCAGGATTGCTTAAAAACCATTGAGCACGATTTCTAAACTCTCCGTAATTTAAACCTAAAACTTGGTTATAAAACCCAACAGGAGTACCATTTACTTTTCTATAGTAAGAGTAAATACGTCTGGTACTTCCTGCACCAGCACCATTTGTACCATCAGCTAGAATTGAACCAAGTGTTCTATAACCATTAGATGCAGAAATTCTAAAAGTTCTAATATTTCCGGTATTTCCACCCATTTATATTTTAACGCAATATAAAAATTTGTATAAGATTCTTAAATAATATAATAAATTCAATATGATATTTTTATTTGTATATTATATACTATGGGATTTAATTATTCAAATATACAAACACATCAAACTGGAGGTAAAAAAATGACTAGAAAGGTTATTATAAAAAATGGTAAAGGTTACAAAAGTTTATGTATGCATAAACATGGAAAAAAATGTCATTCTAAAAAAGCTAGATTATCTGGAAGTGAAATAGAAATGATAAAAATAGGTAAGTTTATTCCTGGTTTATTTAATGGACTAAATATTTCTAAAAAAACACAAAAAAGAAGATAAAATAAATAATATTGTAAATTTTCTGCATTTTAGTCTTCATCTTCTTCGTCTCCATCTTCTTCTTCGTCTCCATCTTCTTCTTCGTTTCCATCTTTCATATTATCTAAATGATCTAAAGCACTTAATAAAACTCGTTCTTGATGCGTTAATTTCTGAAAAATTAAGCATTCTTCCATTTTAAATGTATAATGTTTATGCATAAAATTTTTACATACAATAAATACTCCATTATCTGATATTTTTATATCACAAATCATTCCGCAATATTTTAATGGTAAATATTTAGGGTCATTTATTGGAATCCAGCGAATAACAGAGCCATATTTAAGATCTTTGATTTCATCAACATATCTATAACCTTTTAATTTTTTATAATAATCCAATGTTATTGATTTTTCCAAATGTAATTCTTTCAGAATTTTTAAATTCATATCTAAAATTTTTTGTGTTGTTAAATTCATTATGTTTTCATTATTATCATTATCTAGTGCGTTTAATAATTTGTTTATATCCATTAAATTCTTTGTTACTAATATAAAATAAAATATCTTAAAGTTTATTTTATATTTTATATTTTGTATTCTATAAATATTATTCTATAAATATTACCAACCAAATGCAGAACCAAATGCACCACCTATACCTGCATTAGCGGCCATTGGTTCAGAAAAACCTTCTGTGCCTGGAGTAGCTGCTCCTATTAATGGTGTTGAATCTTGTTGATACATTTGATTATAGTCAGGAAGTTGTTGTGTAGGTTGTGCTGTTGGCAATGAACTAATAGAAGTAGAACCCATTGAATTTAGCGATTGATTCATTACTGCCTGATTTTGTGAAATAGGTTGTGACACCTTTACATTTGCTTTTCCCTTTTTATTATTTTTTTCATCTTTTTTACCCTCCCATAATTCAACAATACGATCAACCAAAATACTAACCTTTTCTCCTAATTTTGTTTGAAGACTTAATATTATTACTAAAACCGCTAAAATAATGTTAGTTACACTAAAATCAGCATACTTTTCACCACTATAAGTAGGAATATATGTTATTATTCTATGAACAATAAGTATTCCTAAAAACATAACAACAACTTGTGCTAAAATCTCTGCTGTTAGTTCAAAACTACTTTTATCTTCATCGGCTTCTGGAACATATTTTTGCATTGTTTTATTTAATATGATAATAGGAATCAATGCTAATAATGCATATTGGATTATATTTAACATTTCAGATTTTGATTCATCATTGAAATTAAAAACATGTTTAAAAAATCCTGGTTTTCCTCCATTTGTTTTTGATATTTCATCAAGACTTTCCATATCCTATAGGGTATATTTAGAAATTAAAACTTTAAAAATATGTTTACTTTGTAAAACTATTAAAGACAATTCTAAATATTTGTATAATGGATCATATTGCAGAAGAATATACTAATTTGAATAGTCAAATTAATGATTATTTTAATAATAATTCAAATAATGAATTAAACAATACTAAAAG